CCTACAGCCGTTACTGGAACAGCTGTTGTAAGAAATGATTATGCCAACTCAACGATGAATGGCATATCTTCAATTGACATACCCCATAGAGCAATAGCAACAACTACTAGAACCATGACAGCTGGGTTGGGGCATATAATGGGCTTCTATCCGATAGACGCTTTTACTATAAATAATATAAATGTTTACGTAAGAACAACTGCGCCATCCTCAGTTTTATACGGGGCATTATGTACAATATCTGGTACAACAGTAACTGTGGTAAACGTAACAAATACCACATCAGGTACAGTTATTGGTTTAAGAACTCTTCCTTTTACTACCGCAGGTGCACAGTTAGTAGTTCCAGGAACTCTATATGGAATAGCCTTGTTGGCTACGGGAGGCTCTCCAGCTTTGCTTGCTGGAACAGGGCATGGAACAGACATTGTTGCAGCACAGATGGCTACTGCGGACCCATTTCTTTACGCTCAATTACAGACTGGTCTTACCTCACTTACAGGTACTCTAACGGTTAACGTTGGCAATGGTATTTCTGCCTACCCATACGTAAGGCTCAACTAATGGCATGTAGAACAGGTTGTCCAACTCAGGACTGTGAAGACTACGCGGCTTGCTGTCGTGGAATTATGATTGACCGTACTAGTTTGCAGGTAAAGTAATGGGGAAAGTTAAGTACAAAAAGACAAACCCAAAACGGCTCGCTAGAACTGAGCATAATGAAACAGTGTTTCAGGATAAAGCGATTGAAGGTGGAGACTTAAAAACTCATCCAGCGATTGCTGAGGGTATTCATACATTTGCTAATAACCCAGCCGCATTTGAATCTGCGTTATCTACATCTAAAATTGAACCCCTTACTGCTGATATGAATGTTGGTAATACGGATATGGGTGCAAAGGACCCATCTATAGATGAAGGAAAAAGTAAGCGTGTTAGCGAGATGCTTACTAAAGGAAAGAAAATAGATAGACCTATTGTGCTTAGATATACGAATACTGTTGGAGCACAATTCAGTCATTTATTGTCTGGCAACACTAGAGCAACATCTGTGGGTCCTGGAGTTGAGGCGCACATTATAGATTTAGGTGGTAATAATGAGTAGACCTTATACCCCTGGTGGTCGTTTTGATACAGACTTTGAAACTAGCGAGATCCACGACGCAATTACTAAAGACTTAACTAACCCAGTAGGAACTTCTGCTCAATGGTTTGTATGGAATGGTACGGCTACTAACGTAGACCCAATTTATGATGTGGGCTCTAACTTATTAACCAGCACTACTGGAACTCAAGTCACTACAACCATGTCTGGAGCTGTAGGTACTAACGTAGTTATTGTTTCTTCTAATGCCAGCATTGCCGTTGGCATGGCTGTGGTTGGCGCTGGAATTGCAGACGGTGCTTTGGTGAGAAGTATCTCAGGATCTACTATTACTTTGACCCTAAATAACATTGGCAATATTTCTACTAGTACTCCAGTTACCTTTACTAGTGATGGGCGTAGATGGAAAACCCCTGTTACCGTACCTGTTATTAGAGCTGTACTTGGTCAGGGCACTACTAATATGGTCCAGCAAGGCTTCTACAATGCGGATAAAATTCACTTTACTATTGATCACGATGTCCTTATTGATCTCATTCCAGAGATGCTTTACAAGTTAGACCCATTAAATAGTGAGAACCCAGATCCACTTAACCGTGATAGAATTGTATGGAAGAACCAGGTTTACCGACCTCTTCAGAGCAACTATTCTGGTATTATTTCAGAACGGTTTACTTTGCTGACATTCCAGTGTCAACAGGTTATGCCTGAAGAGTTGGTCAATGACCCTCAATTTCAAACGTACGCTCTACCTGGAGATGGGTATAGGTACGGAGAAGGTACATATGGATACGGAATTTATGGAGGCTAATTATGGCAATTACTAACCCAGAGCTTGGCGCTAGCGGATGGGGTACTACCCTAAACACTGCACTTACTGCTTTAGATACTAACAAGTTAGAAACTACAACTGCGTCAAGTACCTACCAAACAAAATTCCTTGGCTATGGCAATGAAATTCACGTTAGCCAAGTAGATGGAAATGACACTACTGGTACTGGTAGCATATTAAAACCAGTTGCTTCTATTACTCAAGCGTTGACTTTAGTTACTTCAAGCCGTAAAACAATTATTGTTCACCCAGGAGGTTATACTGAAAACCCATCAATAACGGTTCAGTACACTACCATAACAGGTCCTGGGCTTATCGGTGGAAACATTGTACTTTATGGAACTTTGAGCGCAAGTGTCGGCTGTACTATTTCAGGGATAAAGATGACCAACCTGACAGTAGCCACACCTGCTGGTACGGGAAACGTTAACATCCTAAACTGCGAGGTTTCTGGCACTTTCACAAAGAGCAGTAACGCCGATTACACGGTTGCTCGTCTATGCGATTTTACTGCCGCAAGTATTACTGGGGCTGGACTAGTAGCCATCTTTGGTGGTAATCCAAGCTTCATAACGGTCAACAACCCTAGTGCGAATGTACTTGTAAAAAGTGCCGTCACCGTTGCTCCTGTTCTAACTGCTGGAACCCTAAGCATTGTAGATTCTGTAGTGAGTGCTGCTGTAACTAACGCTGTTACATCTTCTACTTCAAGCGTTATTACATTAGCTAATAGCCAATTTCTAACTTCCGCATTGACAGGCGTTGCTCCAATTGTTTTGAACGGGTTCTACTCAATTCTTAACTGTGTATATGATAAGCCTAATTCAACTCTAGCTGCCCTTTCAGTTACTGGTGGCTCTACAGGTTCTATTGACTACTTCCAGTACGTCAACGCAGATAGACTTCTTATGCAGAACGGCTCTGCCCCTGCCGCTAACTTAACGGGTGGAGGAATTTTGTATGTAGAAGCTGGAGCTCTGAAGTACAGAGGCTCTTCAGGAACTATTACAACAATTGGAGCGGCATAAACACATTATGGCTGAAAAGAAAAAAGAGAACCCTGCCACGTTTAAAGCTGACGGTAAGGTTCATAGAGTGTATAAAGAGAAGAACGGCGATGTAGTCGTTAATCATGCTGGCTCTGCTAAGAAAAACGGCAAGTACGACAAGATTAACTTAACAAAAAAAGCTGGCGCTAAGACTGTTAAGCAAGGCGTTAAAGCTACTAAGAACTGGCATAGGAAGGCTGGATAAATATGTGTGCAACCTGTGGCTGTGGACAGCCTAAGAATAAGCATGGTCAAAAAACCCTATCGGCTGCTAATAAGAAGTTTGCGGCTAAAAAGAAGCCAGCAAAGAAGGTGAAAAAGTAATGTGTAAGAAGTGCAAAAAAGCTAAGTGCGTATGCAAAGGTAGCAAGTGCTCTAACTGCGGTAAAGCTAGTTGCTCCTGCAAGTCTAAAAAGGCAGCTGCTACGAAGGGTAAGAAATAATGGCTAAAGAAGACTTTATTGTCCGTGCTCCTAAGACTAAGACCCAGGCTAAGCCTACTAAGATGGATCGTGAAAAAGAACAAAGGGCTGGTAATCCTAGCTCTAGTATCCCTAATAAAAAGAAAGGCGACAGCAATGGCCGCTAAAAAAGATGATAAGGCACAGGATGCCAAAGCGATGAAGGGCATGACCCCAGCACAGAAGGCTAAGTTCCAGAAAGAAGATAAGAAGATGGACAAGAAGCCTATGTCTCGAGCAGAGGATGTTAAGAAAGATGCAGCTCTAGCTAAAAAAGTTAAGAAAAAGAAGTAACGTTTAAGGCCCCGAAAGGGGCCTTTTTCGTTTATCCTTATATGGTAGCTCCACTGCGGGAGTTACTAAAGACCCCATGCGAATACCCCTGCGACTCCCCCAAGGAGAATATGATGTCATACAATAGAGTATCAGATGCATCATTTCCTGATTTTTACTGGGGTGCTCTGCACCATCAGTCAGGCGGTTTCTTGGATGGTCTTGTATTTGGGTATTTGTCCATGGGGCGTCGTTAATGTCTTTTAAAGATCATTTAGCAGCGCACTTAAAAACAGCCGCTTTGTCCTTAAACAAAGCCTGGACTAGTACAGCAACTAATGCTGGGTGGCCTGAAAACCTTCATTCTAAAGTCTCAATTAAAACATCTGATGTAGGTATTCAGTTTGACTATTCAGAAGAAATTGCTGACGAGGTCTTTGATGCCGAATACGGTACATTAGGCAAAAACCCTAAAGCAGCCATGAGAGCAATAGATCAGATTGGCGCAAAGGAAATAAAAAAAGCCATTTACAAAGCTGCCTCGGATGAGATGTCAGATAGCGGGCTGTTCTAATGACTTTTATTCTAGCTGAAGACGCAGCTTTAAAGCAGCTTATCCAAGGGTACACAAGAACATATACGCAGGATGATGGGTCTACTGTAACTTACACGGTTCCTGCTGTAACTGTACAAGACGAAAAATCTAACCCTCGTCCTGTAAAAGTATGGTTTGGATTTCCTGACGTGGAAATTCGTGCCCAAGACTTTCCATTCATAACTATAGATTTACTCGGTATTAGTCAAGCTACTACTAGGCAGACCTCTGGGCAGCTTACTGATGGCAATATGAATGGTACACAAGCTATCGTTGCAAACAGATGGTACACATACGATACTCCAGTAGCTTACGATCTTATGTACCAAGTGACCTCATACTCGCGTCATCCTAGGCATGACCGCGCTTTGATGTTCCAGTTACATAATAAGTTTCCAGCTCTATACGGACATATAGATGTACCTGATGAGCTTGGTACAAGCATCTCAAGACGGCACTTATTTGTGGAATCTTTCCAGAAGAGTGACCGCGCTGAAGGTGAGCACGGTAATAAACGATTGTTAAGAAATATTTATACAATCAAAGTAGTCAGTCAAATGACTCCGACTGCAGCAGCTGCCTTAATTGGACAGCCAACAGCAGTATCTATCAACAAGAATGCAAGCGGTTCATGGGTAGCTACGGATATCCCAGACGGAATGTACACGGTCTAAATAATTTAACCCTCTATACTAAGGAGAAATAATGGCTATCAATAAGCCAGGTGCCTACATCACGGAGACACTAACCCCTAACGCACCGCAGTTGGCGGCGCAAGGAGCTGGCGACTCTGTCGCTGTATTTATTGGCGTAACTGATCGAGGTGGCGCTACTGCAACTAACACAAATAACAAAGTAGTCAGCACGCCTACAGTTGTAAATAACTGGTCTGAATTCAGTAAATACTACAGTTATTCAACCGTATCTCCATTTGATGGGTCTGCAAATTACCCATCGGCTACATCTACTACCTATAACAATACTGTTGGAACCGCGTCACAACGTTTGAAGTACGCAGTTAAAACATTTTTTGATAATGGTGGAGCTCAAGCTATTATTCTTCGCGACGTTAAAACAGACGCTGTTCAAGCAGTAGCTAAGTTTAACGACAACCAACAGAGCATTACCCAAACTGGTACTTGGACCCTAGACTACACATCTAACCAAGGATCGAATAAGCTTCTTGTTTCCTCAGCTACTGCTGACTTCACTAACCTTGAAGCTGGCCGTGTAGTGTCTTTTACTGGCGTTACTTCAGCTGCCTACACGTTCTTAAATAGCACCTATAGCACTACAGGAACTGGTACAGGGGGCACGGCAACCACAAGCGCATTTATCATTGCAACCGCGGGTGTGTACGTAGGTCAATCAGTAACTGGAACTAACATTCCTGCTAGCGCCACTGTAAATGCGGTATACGCTGGCTCAACATCTACTCTTGCATCTGGTGGCGCTGGCGCTTACGTGGCTGGAGCTAACTTAACAATTCCATCTAATACCAACGTTGTTGCAGGCCAAGTTGTAACTATCACAGGAACAGGATCCCTACCTGCTGGAACAATCGTTACATCGGTGGTCAGCGGCACCCAAGTTAAACTAAGCAATAGCTCAACAACTAGCTTTGTTGCAGGGGACGTACTTACTTTCAACGCTGGTGTTAATATTTCAGCTAACCTACTTGGAACTGTAACAGGAACCGTTACGTTTGCAAATGTTGGAACCAAGCGTTGGGTCATCTCAGATGTCGCTAACGACGGTAAGTCATTCTGTATTTTGTACAAAAATCCATTAAGCGGTGGTGCAGTTATTGGCTCTGCTACTCAAGCTCTTTCTGGAGCTGGCATTAAACTTAATAACGGAACAGGGCCCGCTACCACGGCTTGGATTTACGCAAAAGACCATGGAGTTTGGGGCAGCAACATTTGGGTGTCCGTCACTCCTAACTCTGTTGAAAACACGTTTGATCTTGTTGTGTACTATTCAACGGACCCAACAAAGAGCACTGCTACTTCACTTACCGATAATGATAGGGTCGAGGCTTTTACTAACTTATCAATGGTAAATAGCGATCCTCGTTATGCTCCAAGCTATATTAATAATAACTCAGACTGGATTCAGTTCTTTGATAACACGTCTCCAGCTACTGGTTATGACGACCTTCCATTATTTACCACATTGTGGAATGCTACTGCGTCTACAACGGCAGCGCCTATTAGTTCTAGCGACTACTCATTCTCGTGGGATGCTAATAAAACCGCTTTGTCTGCGCTATCGGCAACTTATACGGCGTCAAGTGCTACAGTTACATCTGTAGGTTCTACTCAGGTTAATAAAGTAAGAGTTGGATCAAACGTAGCTACTAAATGTACAGTTGCTGGAACTCCTGGTGGCGAAGGCTCTACAAGTGCTGACTTGGGCACCGCTGGTTCGTACACAACTAGTGATATTTTGCCAAGACTGGACTCATTTATTCAGCCTCTTATTATTAATTACCCAGATGCGGTAGATAAGACCTCGTCTGATAACGTTGCGGCTATTAATAAGATTCTTTCATACGCAGCAAGTAGAGCTGACTCGTTTGTAATTATCGACCCTATTGCAACAGACTTAACACCGTCCAATGTAATTGCTACGCTCGGGTCATACTCAAGTAACCTTAACTATGGGGCTGCGTACTTCCCTTGGATTAAAATTGCTGACCCTAGTTCACCAGTACCTACGGCTACCGTAACTATTCCACCTGGTGGGGCAGTAGCTGGAGAGTACGTATCTACTGATGCATCTCGCGGAGTTTTTAAAGCTCCTGCAGGCATTTATTCATTAATTCAAATTGCAAAAGATGTAGCTTACCCAATGAACGCTGCGGACTTCGACACTGTGTTTAATGGTAAAAAAGCTCTTAACATTATCCGACCAATCCCAGGGTCTGGTATTTGTGTAATGGGAGCCCGTACTCTGAGCTCTGCATACTCAGACAAGTACGTTCCAACTCGCAGGTCACTAAATTACATTGCTGCAAACTTAAAATCTCTAACCCAGTTTGCAATCTTTGAGCCTAACGACCAAAACTTATGGAATAGCATAAATGCTGTGGTTACAGGTTTCCTAGATGGGTTCTGGAGATCTGGCGGGTTAGTAGGAGCTAGCTCAGACCAAGCTTACTTTGTTAAGTGTGACGCAACTACAAATACTACAACCGCTGTTTCTAATGGTGAAGTACGGCTTGAAGTTGGTGTGGCGTTACAGAGGCCAGCAGAATTTATCATTATCAAGCTTGGCCAAATTAATGGCGGCGCTACCATCACCACTTCTAGTTAAGGAGAAGTAAATAATGTCAAATGAACAAGCTAAAGCATTAAACTTTATCGATACCCGAAAGAGTATCGCTACAGACCCCTTACGGGCGTTTAAGTTTAGAGTTAAGTTTAAAGTTGGGGATAATGTAAGCACAGTATTTGATTCTGGTGTTACCAGTTTTAGCGGTGGGTTTAACGGGATAACTGGATTGACTTATTCAGTAAGCTCAATAGCTTACCGTGAAGGTGGCTACAACAGCACGGTTCACAATGTCCCTGGAATGACTAGCTTCCTGCCAGTAACTTTCACAAGAGGAGTTCTGTTTGGCAACGATAGCGCTATGACATGGATGCGTGGTCTATTTGCTGCATCAGCTGGGGAAGGTTTTAACGTTAATGACAGCAAGTCAAACGGGTTCCGCTGTAACGTAACAATTCAAGTAATGGACCACCCAAATGAAGGTTCGGCTACTAATAGCCCTCGCATGAATTTTTACTTGCATAACGCCTGGATTTCAAGCCTAAGCTACACCGATCTAAATGCTGGAGCTAATGAGCTAATGATGGAAACTATGACACTAGTTCATGAAGGTCTATCAGTAGGCTTTGTAAACTCCACAGGTGGGGCATACCAAGGATCGAAAATTCCTGCTGGCTTTTAATATATAATTAAGTATTGTTTTAATAATAGGAGAACATATGACCGAGTTAATTACCGACCCTGAACAAGTAAATAAATTGGTAGCTAGTGCTTTTAAGGCAGTAGGCTCAACAGAAGTGGTTACCCAAACCAATACTGTAAATGAAGTAGTTCTACCAGCAGGGTTAATCTCTAAAGATGGCTCGCTTCATAAGCTGGCTCAAATTAGGGAATTAAACGGTCTTGATGAAGAGGCTCTCGCTAAAGCAGGTTCTCCTACACGGGCTTTATATACAGCTTTTACAAGAGGTCTAGTCAGTATCGGTGATAAGAAACCTACTGATACTGAACTAGATTCTCTATTAAACGGGGATCGGGAAGCAATTCTTCTTGGTATCCGTATCGCTACATTCGGATCTAGTGCAACGTACTCGATCTACTGTGGCGGATGTGGCACACAGCAATCCATTGAGGTTGACCTGGAAAAAGATATTGAAATAAAAAACCTAGAAGATCCTTTAAACGATAGGTCATTCGGAGTAGACACGAAGGCTGGAGAAGCTATTGTAACTTTTCCAAACGGCCTTACGCAGAAAAAATTATTTGATTCAGAAAATAAGACTACGGCAGAAGTCATTACTGAAATCCTTGCTGGGTGTATTGCATCCATTGATGGAGAACCTTCTTTAGGAAGGTCAACTGCCCTAAGCCTTGGTATGGCGGATCGTGAAGCTATCGTTTCCAAGATCTACGAACTCTCCCCAGGCCCACGCCTTGGGGAGGTGAAGAAGGCTTGTGAGGCATGCGGTAACGAACTTGAGTTATCGTTAAGTCTTGCCGATTTATTTCGTTTACAAGCCCTCTGATTACGAATATCTAATGGACTCATATGAGTCAATAGCCAGAGAATTTAACTGGCCCCTTTCAGATATTCAAACTCTTTCTTTTATTGAAAGAGAAAACTGGATCCGCCGAGCACTAAGGTTTAAGGAGTAGCTATGGGTGATTACGTAGAAGGCCTTAAAGAGGCTGAAAAAACAGACGAAAAAATTACTCAGTCAACTAAATCTCGAGTTGCGTTAGTTCAGCAAGAACTAACTATGAGACAAAAAATATCTCAGCTTATGCGGGGCGGCTCGTCTTCTCAAATTGCTAACAATAGCTCTACTACTAGCCCCACTGCCAACAATGGTGGTGGCAACAGCACTGGGTATTCTAATGGGGGTAATCCGTACTCTGCTGATCAAGCTGGGCCGTATACTGGCGGAACTGCAAGTGGTCCTCCAAAATTTGGAGGAAGTGACGCTGGTAAAGAGGTGCTGAAAGGGTTGGGTGGAGCCGCCATAGGTTTAATGGGATTTTTGCCTACAGTTGAAGAGGCTACTACCGCTCAGCTAATGAAGAGCAGGATGACATTCTATGGAAGACAAGGACAGTATCCGTCAGGTAACCAAACCAAGTATACGTTTGATGAAAAAACTAGAAGCATGGTCCGTAGTGACCATAATGCAGAGGCTGCGTTTAGGCAAACAAGAGACTTTGCTAATTTAGGCACAGCTATGACTCCATCTGATGCTCAGTCAGCTATTAACAACGGAATTCAAATGGGATTTCTTCCTGCACTAAGCAACTATGGAATGGGAGCTCCTGGAAAAACCACTGGTTTCTCTGGTATTTTAGGGGGGGCCGCACTTGCATCTAACCTATCACCAGGCATTGGAATTCAAGGTGGTATGGCGGCTATGGGTTCCCTTAATCAAGCTCAGAATGTTAATATGCTTAGAATGCTAGGTGTGCAAGTACGTAACTCTAAAGGCACTGGTATGAATGACCTACCAGCAATTATTGAACAGATTTATAAACTTCTTGCTCGGGGTGGAAATATAAATATGGAAGATGTGGCTACATCTTTGATGCCTGGAAACGCTCTAGATAGCATGCTAAATCAATATCTAGGCGGAGATGCTAACTTAAAAAATGTAGTTATTTCTGGGTTAGTTCAACGGATACGATCAGGTAAATCTTTGCGGCTTTCAGGTACAAAAGAAGAGTTACAAAAAACGGGCGGCACATCATTTGGGGTTAGATCCATGGCTTCTAGATCTACTTCTGAACTGGGGTTAATTCAGTCGTACACTGATTCTACGGTGAATGCTATGAATACAGCTAACACTGGATTAGGAAAGTTGTACGGTGGGTTAGCCACTGGTCAGATAGACATACCTGTTATTGGCGGTTTAAATGTAAAAGATTACATCATTAAAGCGCAAAATTTATCAACAAAGCTAGATGTGTACACAGGAGCTAGAGGAAACGCTGGCCAAGCGGTACTGCAGTCACTTATTAACTCTGGTCACACTGGGTTTGATACCTCTGGCAAACTAGGTAAAACAGTGTTTGGACTTCTTGGAGCAGCGGCGGTTGCAAAGGGAGCACTACATGTAGAGAAGGGTGTGTTTAAACCCACAGAGTACTTATCAGGAAATAGTGATTTTTATGGTAACCCAGTAAACTCAGCTAGTCCTTCAAATCCAGGTCAGATCTATACTGGAGCTATTACAGTTAACGTAGCCGCTCCCCCAGGACAAGACCCTTATTCTTACGGCTTAGCTATTGGACAAGCCATGACAGCGAGGTCTTAAAATGTCTAGTGTTCCTGGCGCACTGTCAGGTAGCGGCGCTGTTCCTCAAGGTCCTAAGAGTGGGCTTGGATTAGCTGGGTACCAGTGGAATCTTCCTCCTCATAAATGGAGCATGCCAGTAGAGCCATCTCTTGTAGCTGATGAAGTTGTAAACTCAACAGCCTATGCTATTGGGTCTCAACATAGATACCGTCGTGGACGTATCTATTGGTACGCCCGTGTTGATAGTGATTATATATCTAGTACTAAATACAATGATGGTAGTAAATCTCAGGACCCAAGATATGGCTTCCAATTCTTGTGGAACCCGTCGGAAATTAATACTTCAGTAGCTATGAATATGAGTATTACTCCGTCTTTTGCTGACAAATTTGTGGATGTTGCTGGAGCGTTCCCTAGCGGTGAGTACTTAACCTTTACGATTAGGATCGATAGAACTAACGACTTTGCTTATATAAAAAACATCCCAGCCGCGTACAAAAATACCAGTTACGATGCATTAGCAAAGATCTATGCAAATAAAGACTACTACCTGCCGCAGTATAGTTTTGATAAAGGATTCAGTACTACTTTTGAAGACAAGATTAAAGCGCTGCAACAATTAGGAACGATTGCTGACTTGGAGTATTTGTACACAGCTATTAACGGCCCAGGTTGGGTTAATCAAGCTACGGGTCGTAAGAGCTCTGACATTGGCTTCTTAAGTCCTACTTTGTTAAGAATTGACCTTGGGCCTTTAAGCTACATTGGGTACGTGAACTCATTGAGCGTTACACATTCATCTTTTAGTAAGGGAATGATTCCTATAACTACTGATGTATCTATTCAGTTTAACCTAATGGCTACGGCTGGATTGGCGACAAAGTAATGGCTATTGTATCTGGGTCTCGCTACGAAGAGTCTGTTGTTGACTACTTTAAAAAAGAACAATATGGAGCTTCTTTGCCTGTGGTAGTGTATTCGTTTGACACGCTGCAAGGGGCTAAGTTCTTTATTCACTACTACAGCGCTGGGGAAACGCTTCAGGGCCTTGCTCAAAAGTACCTACGTAACCCTGCTCTTTGGTGGACTATTGCTGAGTACAACCCAGAGGTTGTAGATTACTTAAACATACCGATTAATACGGAGTTACGCATCCCTCATGCTTAATTACGTATCCATTGAGTTTCCCCTGGCAGACAACCCGCCAAAGCGTATCACGTCGTTTACGGTTACGCAAGAGCGCTATGCCCATGAGATGATTACTGTACAGTTTAGGGATTGGGATGTTCAATACAGTAACGTCAAACCAGGCAACCCTGTTAAATGTCAGCTTAGAGGCACTGATACATCTAGAGATTTCTACGGTTATATCCATGACATTCGTCCACACATAACTCCTGGCGGTAGGTTTACTGAGATGACTATTATCGGAGCGTCTTACCAGCTAAAGCAAGCCAACCAAAGAGTATGGCAGAACGTAACTGCCACGCAAGTTATTAAAAAAATTGCCGCCGAGCACCACTTCTCAACATCTATAGATGACCACCCTAGAGTTTACGATCAAATTGTTCAGCCTGGTATTACAGACCTGCAACTAATGACTAGACTTGCTAAACAGTGTGGCTACACCTTACGTATAGAAAATACTGCAATTCATTGCAAGAACTTTGTTACAGATTTTAATAAGTACAAGAGTAATGCTCCTCAATTCATTATGCGTAACGCCAATGATCCAGCAGGTTCTACTCTGTATTCTTTTGACCTATTAGTTAGTGAAAGTTATAAGTATCTAGATAGTTATAAGTCAGCTATCCAGATAGGCGGTGTTGATCCAAACTCTATTAAAGCAGCAATTGCCACTAACCAAACTAGACCTACCACTATCAGAGTTAAACAAGAAGTAGAACTATTTGATAGTTATGCTACTGACGTTGTTGCTCCTAGTAGCACAATTGCATACTATGAAGCTCTAGCAGCGGATGAGCGTAATAGGTTTCCGTATAGAGCTCGTGTACAAGTTCTTGGCTACCCAACTGTTAACCCAGATAAACCTATTTACTTAGATGGCTTAGGTCCAACATACTCAGGGTATTGGATCGTACTTGGTGCTATACATCACGTAATTGAAACTTCTCCTAACGTATTTCAATACACAACTACATTGGATATTGGCGCAGACTCTTTAGGAGCAGCCAGGACATTTGCTAGTCACAATGCTACAAAACCTAGTGCTACGCGTATCCGTCAAATAACGGTAGGGTCTAGAAACGTACCAGATAAACATAAAACTAAATTAGTTAAAGGGTCAGGTACTAATAGTAATACTGGCTTATCTGTAGTGACTAATAGGTCAAGAAACTCAAACGCGGCGCCGTACGTCTATAGGAGTTACTAATGAATAGTGACGTGTTTGTAGGCAACTCCTACGATAAAAGATTTTATGGGATCTACAGAGGGACTGTAGCAGATGTCAATGACCCTTCAAATAAAAACCGTATTAGGTTGCAGGTACCTCAGATTCTGGGATCAGCTACTACTGGTTGGGCTTGGCCTATTATTGGTAGCTATGCCCCAAAACCTGGAGATGGTTGCTGGGTAATGTTTGAAGGCGGAGACCCTAATTTCCCACTATGGCTAGGAGCGTTCTAATGTCGTTAATATCATCACAGCTAATAACCCGTACAATCAACACACCTTTTGCTTTTGTAAACGGAAGAGTTGATACTTTACTTGATACTGATCCTGGTACATGGAAAAATAGAATACGAGCCTTGTTATCTACCGCGACTAATGAGCGTATTTGGTACTACGATTACGGCGCTAATTTAAATAACTTATTGTTTGAAACGTCTGAAGCAGCT